TACTCCGTTTAGTTAATTCTTTAAGTTCAGGCATCGTCTTAATCTTAAGCTCTACCTCTTCTCTAAGCATTGCCACAACTCTTTCAAAGGAAGGTTGAACAGGTTCGTATAGACACTTCTCTTTAACAACCTTAAAGTCACCTGTAGTTAAGTAGTCTATATGAGGGAACCTTTTATTTCTATACTTGCCTTTGAAGAACTTTCTAAATGCCAGCTTTTGTTGCTCATGGCTAAGGAACTTAAACTCCATCTTTAGATAGAATCGTCTCAGAACAGCAGGGTCTAATGACTTAATAAAGTTTGTAGTACAGATAACTATACCGTTATACTCATCAAGACTAGTCAGCAGTTGATTAGTCATTGTCTTAGAGTAATCCTTATTAGTAGTAAACCTGTTCTGAGCAAGTGAGTCTACCTCGTCTAGCAGTAAGATAGAGTTAGTAGCTTCCGCTTCTCTGAAAAACTTATTAAGCTTCTTCTCACCTTCAGATACATATTTATCTTGTATCTCCGAGTAAGATTTCTTAAGTAGTCTAAGATTAAGCCGTGAAGCGATATGCTCTGCTAGAGCAGTCTTAGAAGTTCCGGGAGCCCCATGAAACAAGCAGGTTATTGAGGAAGGTTGCTCATGCTTAGGCTTGCTAAGTATGTCTTCTAATCTCTCAATAAACCCAGATGCTTTCGGATTTGTATTAACAAGATCCTCTTCAAAAGGGATCTCATTAGCTCGAGCAATCTTCTTGTTTCCGGGCTTAACTCGAAGACCTTTACCGTAGTTAATAGACTTAGGAGCTCTAGACTGAGCCTCTGATTCCTCTTCTACGATAATCTCTACTTGAGTAAAACCAATAAAGATTGTATACACTTCATTGTCAGTTAAAGTTACAGGAGACACTTTCAGGCTAATACCTTCAATGTCTTTAGCAAAGTTGGCCTTGCACCATTCTCCTACAGAATACTCTTTATCTGTAGTACCCCTGCTAATCTCTCCTTCTTTAACACCAGATAGCATTGCTGCGAACATATGCTCAACGTCAAGAGTTTCTTCTTCAGTACCGGGAGGGATAGTAGATACACCTTCAAGCTCTCTTTTATAAGAAGCTAACTCATGCCCTAACCAGTATCGAAAAGCGTCAGACCTAACAGAAGGCTCTGCAAGGTTCTCACTAATCATAGAAACTATTCCTTCTCTAACATCAATTCTACCGTAAGATACTTGCGCCCTCTTCCGCTTAATAAGCCTATGAGTATCAAAACAAGCCTCATACTTACATGGTTTCTTAACAAAATGACACTGTAGATTCTCTCTACTTAAAAAAGTTTTAACTTCCTCCTTAATCTTTTCGAACTCTTTCTTAGGGATATCAGTTACTTCTTTCATACTACTCTCTCTAAATATCTACTATAAGTTCTGCTTCCTCTTCTACAACCAGTGAGTCTTTAGTATTCCCTTCGTACTTAAGCCTACCCGTATGATACTCATACATAGCCTTACCCGCAGGACCTGTCAAACCAGTGTAGCGACATTTCAGAACAGCTAATTTAATTGTGTTACGTGTATCAGAAGACTCTGCGTTAAGGTTTCTAGCAAACGCAAAGATATCGTAAGATATCTGTTTAATAGAACCAGAACCTCTGATGTCATCAAGGCTGGCAAGAACACCATCCTCAAAAGATTTACCGGATTCTCCCATCTTACGTAGATGAGACACAAGACCAAGCCATACGTTCCTACGCTTAACCATACGACTAAGAGTATTCATAGCTAAGTCTTGAGCTTCATTACCTTGTAAACCATCAAATCCTTCTGAAGTTAACAAAGTAATATGATCAAGGAACAGATGAGTGCAACCGGCAAGCGCCATCCATTCAAGATTATCAAGTATTTCTGAGCCCAACTGACAGTCTTCATGGTTAAGTATTACCACTCTACCACTGCCAAACACCTTATCAAAGCCAACCTTAAGCTCTTCAAGAGGTATCTCATCTTTTGCTGGATTCTTGTTTATTGCTAAACCTGAGAGTCTACGCGCAGTCTCAGCAGGGCTTTCCTCAAGAGATACAATACCTATCTTACTGTCCTCCGAAGACTCCAGTAGGTGATACATAATCTCTCGCATCATAGTGCTCTTGCCTGAGCCAGTGCCTGAAGTGAATAGTGTAATCTCACCTCTCCGCATACCCTTAGACTTATCGTTAAGCCCTTGTAAACACGGAGGATAAGGAATACTCTCAATCTCTGAATAGTTCTCAAGAGAATCCCATAGCTCCTCTACAGATACAATAGATGCAGGACGCCATTCCTCCGCCTCCCATATACATTGCATCAGGGTTTTCCAACCGTGTTTAACAAGGACATCTGAAGGATCTTTCTCAGGCAGATTAGCAATCTTAACCTTATCTGCGCCTATAATCTTACAGGCAACTTCAGTAGCTTTCTGACCCTGCTCATCCTGATCAAAGGCAATAACTACTTCGTCAAAAGACCTCAGATACTTAACTTGATTGCTTAAAGATTTCTTAGCAGAACCTGCACCAAGAGGTAAAGAGACTACTGGATAGAACCTGTCATACTGATCGTATAAAGCTTGTCCTACTGCTAAAGCATCTAGCTCTCCTTCAGTAATAATAATACGTTTACCACCCTTAGGAAACAGATGCTGGCCGAATAGTTGGCTTGGGGTTACCCCCGCAGGCTCTGTCTTAAAATCTTTAGGCATACGTCTTATTTTATAAGTCTCTATTTTTCCTTCTTTATCGCAGTAAGGGTACCAATGTTGCGTGATTTTTCCTCCGGGGGATTCTTCAACTGACTTAACTCCAAAGAAGATTGCCACTTGTTTAGTGATATGTCTTTCTCTGAAGCCTCTGTCTCTTCCTTCTGGCGGAGTAATCGTAACTCGTTGGTAGTTGCTCTTCGCAATGCTCTTCTCCCTATAATCTTCAAGATCCAATACCCCTGCTAACTCTGATGCTTTAAAATGAGTCTCGCAGGAGAAACAATAACCATGCCCGTCATTGTATATCTGCATAGCATCAGAAGATGCACAGTTATCCTGATCATGGCAAGGTTGATTTCTTTCAACGATATAAGACTTCTCTTCTATCACATCTTCAACTCCTTAGGTATTTTCTTATTAGGGTTACTGTGTCTATTAGGCGGTATAAACTTAATAGCGGCTATCTGACCATTGAAGAACATGCGCTTGCCATCTGGGGATTTGACTCGTAAAACATCTCGTTTAACTTGCTCTTCCACCTCAGCATACACCAGATCTCCTCTGCAAGAATACTCGCCTAAACAGATATAGCGCATAGGGTCTCTACCTACTTGCTTTATATGCTCAGAGAGATGAATAGAGGAGCCCTCATAGGTCTTCCAGTTAGTCTCTCTGCCATAGTTTCTGCCAGTCTTCTTACCTGCATGTTTATACTGCTTACGCCCAACATAGCCTTTCTTAGTCTTCTCACACCATATCAGATACGTGAACCCGAAATATTTATCGGGGTCCATCTGAGTGTGAAATTCCCAATGGCCGTTATCAAACTTATTCTTATTATTAGATTTTGAAACGCTCATTTTTAATTCTCCTGATGTAGATCAGGTCACCTGTCAGTTGTAGCTCAGATTCCCAATCATCACCATAGACCTCCTTGTAGGCTTTAATCACAGCTGCTCTTCGGTTACCATAAGTAACCCCTTCAAGTATCTTCTCTGCTCTCTTAGCGCCAATCCCGGGTAACCCCGGAATGTTATCCGCAGAATCTCCCATAAGTAGTTGTTTATTAAGAAGATAATCTGCTTCATCATCATTGACGTGAGAGATGATACCTTTACGAATGTTAAAGTGAACTCCGGGAATAGTGAGTAAGTCTTTATCAATAGAGGCGATAGCGTAGGGTTTACCTTCATCCATACACTCCTGTGCCCATTGAGCTAACAGATCGTCTGCTTCCTGACCGTGAGCGGCTTCACCGTCCCAGCATTCAACAAGATAATCTCTAAGCCTATCAATAAAAGCCCTATACTCATCATCACTTTTACGATTAGCTTTATAGTCATCATAAAAGTCTTTCCTGAAGTTATCTTCGCCTTTAACAGCTATCTTAACATCGTCTGCAAATACAGAGTCTGTTATGTCTACAACAAGCTTATCAAGAGTCTCGCGAGCCTCTTCTTCCTCGTTGTCATAAGCGGCGATGTACGCAATGACATCACCGTCTATCAAACAAATCATTATGCAATCCCGTAAGTGTTAGCCCGAGCAAGAATACGATTCTTATGCTCTTGGTAGTGTTTGCAGCCTTCTCGGTATTTGATCTTCTTAGCGTTAGCTTTCCAGAACAAAGTCACAACCTGCTCAATGCAATCGTAAGTCCATGTTGCGGAAGGGGTTGCGTAAGAGGCAAACCGATAGTATGCGTGGTTACGTGTGTTCATAATCAGTATCTCCTGATAATTTAATGTTAATTAAAGGTATTGGCTCCCTCCAAGAGAACCGTTTAGGTTAATTGAACCTTTATAGTCTCGTTTAATGTTGACTGCACCCAGCTGAAATCCAGCTTGTGGCCAACCTGTTTCTTTACTGTCAGGGGTATCTACACAATATATCTCAGAGACTCCATAGCCTGAGTCAGTAATATCTCTCAGCCTAGCTTTAGTCATAAGTGCGTTAAAGTTAAACAAGAAAACAATGTTATCGCATTTAATGTTCATTGCGTGTTGCGTGAACTTTCGAAGAATAGACCAAGGAGGATTAGTAATGATCCAATCCACTTTGTCTTTGTAGGCGTAGAAGTCTTTACCTTCCTGTATCTCACAGTAGTCTTTCTCGCAATTAGAAGGATACTGGTCGTAGAAGGCTCCGTCACCACGACAAGGATCTAGTAGTTTACCCGTAGGTGCATAGTGATCAATAATTTGCTTTGCCAAAGACCTCGGGGTGTATACTATATCTTGCGCGGGTTGGTTGGTTTTAGGGCACATAGCCATTTAGCTTCTCCTAAAGTCTACAGACATGTTTAATTTAATGAGTATCAAACCAATTATTTCCAATTTTAGCTTCACCATCCATGATGTTAACTCCAAATATTTTAGGTGCTTCTTTGAATGCCTCAGCAGCAATCTCTGCTACCCTTTCAGCATCTTTTTCGGCTACATCCAGTTGTACTTCATCATGGTAGAAGACTAAAGGTTTAACATCTAGTTTCTCTTCTTTGAACTTCTTACGCATATAAGCAATAGCTGCTTTACACGTTACTGCTTCAAAGGATTGCAGTAGATAGTTAAGAGCTTTATGGTCACTATCGGTATAAACCTTACGACCATCAATTGCGGGTATGTAACCCATTTTAGGATTCTTAGCAGAAGTTTGCTTAAGTGCTCTTTGAACTTTAGCATTTAACTCTCCAAGACCGGGGGTGTTATC